TTATATATAAGTTTCTGGGGTGCCTTGAAATATATAGATATATAATATACTACGTATATATATCTATATATTTATCTGCGTATATATAGCTATTCATATATCATATCGTAAGTAGTATATTTGGATATTATCTCACTTCGTTCGATAAAGGTAATCGCTTAGCGATTACCGAATAGATAGTATCATTAAAGCGTACGAACTTCCTAAATTTTTAAACCATGAAGAATTTAAAGAATGCCTTGTTTATTGTACTTCTAGGATTTACTATTTACCTTTGCTTCAGGAATTATAAACTTTCTCGAGAAGTTGATTTCCTGGAACTAGCGGTCAATGAAATCCCAGATACAGTATACAAAGACAAACCTTTCAAACCAGAGAAGAAGTATTCTAAAGAAATTGAACCAGGTAAAATCTTAGTTTACGATAATAGTTACGGTAATAGGCAGCCAACTCTCTTTCCTGATTCCATGCTAAGGCAGCCAGCTATCAGTAAACAAGATTCCCTGGTTCAAATTGTTTTGAAGAAAGATAAGTTGAATTTAAGTTTATTCAATCAACAGACTGGAACTTATTCAACTAAGCTGTTCAAAATTGACTTAGATAAGTACAACTATAACTGGTATGAAGGTCAATTAACTCGGAAGAAAGTTGCAAGGTTATTACTTAGTCCATACGTTTATGGCAAATATAGACCTTTCAATAATCTATTCGATATGGGAGCTGGTCTTTCAATCAAGACTAAGAGATTTAATTACAAATTCGGAGTCAATACCTTTTACTATCCGAAGGTAAAATCTGGGATAGGTACTGACATCGAATTTCAAATAATATATAACTTTTAGATATGGCAAAGACTATCTCAGAAACTAGAACTACTTTAACTCGAGAAGAGTTATCAAATCTCTCAAGGGTTACAGTAGATGTTTTCTTTTTCAGTCTTTTCTGTTATGTGATACATCCAGTAAGGGGAAAGGTAAGGTTCGAACTTTACCCATTTCAAAAATCGGTTTTGTATAATTTTATTGCTCAACGTTTCAATATCATTTTGAAATTTCGTCAGGCAGGTATTACAGAATTGATTTCTATGTACTGTCTTTGGTTGGCGATGTACCATCCCAACAAAAAGATAAACATTATTTCTATCAAGGATACCACTGCTAAAAAAGTACTTAAGAAGATTAAGTTCATGTACAAAAATCTACCCTGGTACCTTCAAACTCCCATTATAAACGGTAGGGCTGGTGAATACGGATCAGCATCCATGATAGAATTTGATAACGGGTCTTTTATTGAATCAATTCCGACATCATCCGAAGCCGGTCGTTCGGAATCTCTTTCCCTTTTGGTAATTGACGAGGCAGCAGTAGTTAGATGGGCTGCTCAAATTTGGGCTGCTGCTTTTCCTACTCTTTCCACTGGTGGAGCTGCCATCGTCAATTCCACTCCTTATGGAGTTGGTAACTTTTATCATTCAACTTGGGTAGATGCCATTGCTGGAGGTAACCCCTTCAATCCCATTCGATTATACTGGCAGATGCACCCGGAACGAGATATAAATTGGTATAACCAAATGTCTTCTGCTTTGGGTGCAAAACGAACAGCACAAGAAATAGACGGTGACTTCTTGTCATCAGGTAATACAGTCTTCGATTTAGCTGATATTAAGGCTATCGAAGACTGCCTTAGTGATTATCCAGTAATAAAGAAAAGATTCAATGGTCAATACAGGCAATTCTGTGAACCAGAATCTGACAAAGAATATTTCATTGGTGCTGACGTTGCAACTGGTAGAGCTTCTGACTATTCCTCATTCACTTGTATGGATAAGCTAGGAGAAGAACAAGCAATATATAAGGGAAGAATGGCAGTAGGGGCTTATGCTAAATTACTTGGAGATACCGGGCAATTGTATAATTGGGCTACTATAGCTCCGGAATCTAATGATGTGGGTTTAGCAGTAACCTCTAAACTTCAAGATGAAGGTTATCCAAAGCTGTACTACTACCAAAAAATGCTTAAGAAAAAGGGAAAGAGTAGACCAGAAATGGACCAATCTCCTGGTTGGTTAACTACACAAAAGAATCGTTCAGTGATAATAGAAAACTTAGAAGAAGATATCAGAAATGATAACGTAATCATAAAGGACCCATTTTTTGTTCAGGAAGCTTATACTTTCATCTATGATGGTTTAGGTAGGCCTGTTGCAATGGGTAAACATAGAGCAAATAATTCTGCTGTTGATGTAGACCTTGAAGGAGACGTATACTCAGATGATGATATATTTGGAAAAGCAATATGCAATCACATAAGGAAAGGAAAAACTAACGTAATCGTACAACCAAGATGAAAAAGTACTTCAATTTTAATTGGGTTTGGGGACGTAAGAAGGACCCTCCCAAAGATGGTACCTCCTCTAATAAAGAGCAAAAGCCTACCACTCCAATGTCACCTGGTAGAGTTTCAGTTGACGATGATAGCAATAACTTAATCACATCATTACAGGGGTTGACTAAATTAGTCGAGCCCTCTTTTCGTGTTGATGTAATACCTTTAATCCGAGATTTATATAAAGTAAATCCGGATATGGGCATTGCATTGCAAGATATGTTTAAGTTAGCTAACACCAGTCATACAGTAACCTTTCCAAACAATACAGATGAAGAGGCTTCTAAGATGAGAGACCATCTTAAAAAAGCAACCAAAGGATGGACCAGATATACTGCCGGTATAGATGGTTTAGTTAACAAAATGATTGTTCAACTTCTTGTAAGTGGAGCAATATCTGTAGAGGGAGTTCCCAATGATAAACTAGATGGTTTGGCTACGGTATTATTCCTTAAACCAGAATATATCAAGTTTAAACGTGAATTAAATGGGGTGTATCATCCTTATCAAAAGAATCATAATTACTGGAACAAGCAACAAGATTACATTAAGCTTAACCCAGAAACTTATTTCTATGTTGGTATGTTCAATGATACAGATGAACCCTATGGAGTTCCTCCCTTTATGCCTGCCTTAGATTCTCTCAAGGGTCAAAATGATATGAAGATTAATTTCAAACATATCATGGAGATTTGTGGTATGGTGGGTTTTCTTGAAGCTAAAATGCAGAAATCCCCTCAAAGGGCTAACGAAAGTATAAATGCCTACGAATCTAGACTAAACCGAGAGCTCAATCTTTTAAAACGTAATGTTAAGGATGGCATGAAGGATGGGGTTGTTGCGGGTTATATTGATGACCACGAATTTAAACTCAACTCTACTACCAAAGAACTTGGTAATATCGAAAAGCCTTGGAATATGAATCAACAATCCGTGGCTAATGGTTTGGGAGTTAATGGCTCTATCATTGGAGTATCTGCTACTACTGGTGAAGGGGCAACGGGTATAATGCTGTCTAAGATGATTAGCCAGTTAAAAAATATCCAAATGCTTGTAGCTTATGTATTAGATCGACTTTATTCTCTAGAACTGCGTCTGGCAGGCTTTAATAATAAGGGAATGAAGATTGATTGGGGAACTTCTACAGTTTCTGATGAAGTTAAAATCCAACAGGGTCTTCAGTATAAGATACAGAATCTTGACTTATTGTATAAGGCTGGTATTATTAGCCAAGAACAGTATGCTTGGGCAATGGGATACGATTCCCCGGATGAGAAAGAACCAAGAGTTTCATTGGAAGACCAATTTGCTAAGGGTGGTAATTCAGATCCTCAAGAGGGAACTAAAAAGAAACAAAGGCAGGATGATAAAAACCAATCTGCTCGTAGGTCAAGAGATAAGAATAACCCGGCTCCTTCTCGAGGAGACCAAAATACTAAACCAAGATGAGTAAATTTACAAAGAAAAACAAAGAGCATCTTGATTCTATGGTGATAGGTCAAGGCCATACCATTATGGCTGGTTATATACCAGAAGCAGTGGGAGCCCAGACTTTCTCAGAGAATTACTATAAATGGAAGAATCCTACACCGGACTCCATTGCTCAATTTGGATTTTGGGGAGGGGATATAGATTATAATACCTATTACCCTAACCTGGATAAATCAGAATTAACTCCTAAAGATGAAGAGTTTATTGAACCTATGTTCAGATTACTTTCGGAAACGATTGTATCTAAGAATTGGAACCCTACAGACTTTGGTCAAAATGGAGTATTGAAAGCTTCTATGAAAATGTTACTTGGTCAAACAGTAAACTGTGACCATGAAACTAACATAGGTAATGCTATCGGTGCTGTATCTCAGGTAATGTGGCAAGAGTCTTACAAAGATGGAAGCTTCACTATACCTGCAGGTATCAACGGTATTCTGAAAATTGATGGTAAAGCCAATCCAAGGATTGCTAGAGGTATACTTATGGAACCACCCTCAATTCACAGTAACTCTGTCACAGTACAATTCAAGTGGGATAGATCACATCCTCAAATGGAGGATAACGAATTCTATCAGAAACTCGGTACCTATGATTCTAAGGGAGTGATGGTACGTAGAATAGTTACTGAGATAGTTCGTTACCTGGAGACTTCATTGGTATCTCATGGAGCTGATTCTTTTGCTCAAAAAATCGGTTCTGATGGTAAGATTATTAATCCTACCTTTGCTAAAAGAACTTGGGCATCTTATGAAGAATACAGAGACGATAAATCGAAGCAATACTTCTTTACCGATTATAAATCTGACCTAACTTCTTATCAAGAAAAGGACGATACTCAAGGTTCTTTTAATGATAATGATGCCAAGGATAATCAATCAAACGAAAAAAATAGTATGAACGAATTACAAAAATTTCTAGAGAGCCTCTTCGGGGATAATCTGCTTACCCTTGAGGAAGGTAAAGAAATGAATCAGGAAACAGTAGTTGCCTGCATTCAAAGTTTGGTATCATCCAGAAATGAACTGCAAACTTCAGTAGATAACCTTACTACAGAGAAAAATTCTCTTACTGAACAGGTTACTAACTTGAATGCAGAAGTGGCTAATCTGAAAGAGATGGCAACTGTAGGAAAGAATCATATTGCTTCTCTTCGTGAAGATGCAGTAGCAACCTACAAAAAATTGATGGGTGATAATGCCGATGAAACCATTGTTACAATGCTTAATGCAGAAACAACTGGTATTACTACTCTTGTTTCCTTGACTAAGGATTACCAAGCTCGCTTGGAAGAGAAGTTCCCTCTCACCTGCTCTAAGTGTGGTTCTAAGGATGTTAACCGTGCTTCTTCAGTTACTGAAGATGATACTCAAGGTAAAAAAACTACCGACGGTGCAGACACAACCAAGAATTCCGAATTACCGAGTACTAAGAATGTGATCGATAATTTGTATCGAAACAAAATTAAATAAGTTATTATAT